GTCCAAGCCTTTTTGCCAGCCAGAAAACTCCCAGTTTGAATTGTCCCCGGGCAGTATATATACATTGTCAAATATTTCATTTTTTTTCTTTATTCGCTTGTTATTTATAATGAAATATTTTTTTTTGCATGATAGTTTATTTAGTTGCCCAACGATGTAAGCAAAAGAGTCAGGATATTTAGAATAATCATATTGTAGATGAACGACAGCTAAATTTTTAACACTCATTATTGTTTTTCATAATTTTATTTTATTTTCAAATGATTCAATGAAGTAATTAATGCTAATAAATTTTTTATCCATATTTTTCAAATAATCATGCGTCTTCTTTATCAAACTTATGTCATTAATTTTACTGTTTGCTTCTTTTAGACTAGAGAAATAAAATGGATAATTTTCTCCCAAGTATTCTATGACTGCAGGATGCCTACTGATTAATAAAGGAGTATTTCTTCGAACACATTCAACCACACCTGTATTCGCACTTGCATCTTGAAGAGCCATAAATTGAATTGTATTTATAAAAGTCTCATTAAACTTTTTGGCGCACAAGAATTTTTCCTTAGAGGACGGTTGTTTTGGATATGGTGAATCAAGATTATCCCATATATCGTATGACCTCCCCCAGAGACCTAAACTGCGAATACTTGGATTTGATAAAAAATTTTCTAAATTGAATATTTTATCTCGGTCTGGACATGGATAAAAAAATTTAACTACTTTTAAATTTGGGAATTTTGATTCCCAATATTTTTTCATGTAATCACTTAAAACAATTAAGCATTTACATTTATCAATATATTGATTGATTATATGGTCTGAAAAATCAAATTTATCTAAATACATTTTGTGCTGATGAGCGACTCCAATCCATGAAGAGCAAGAGTCAAAGGCTGACATACAGCGAGTTTGATTAATTCTTTGGCTAAAGAAAAATAAATCATCTATTTCGCCACAAAAAAGAACATCTGATCGATTGTCATGCATTCTCTCAACTAAATTATCTACTACCCAAGGCCAATTAGTGTTGGCCCATATAGCCCTAGTGTTTGGATTGATATTAATCATTTAATAACATTTCTCTTGGAAATTAATATGAAAATTTGGTATACCCTTATAAAGGCAGAACTCATTAAACCTGCTAAAATTTTTAAATAAAAAGTTAGTCTCCTGCAAGAGATAGAAATCAATTAAGGCTTCTTTGGCAATCTTGGTCCTACCATAATCTTCTTCTTTTTTAAGGACATCTGAGGTGGACTTTTCGCCTTTTTCGTGACCAGTGCCGCATCCCGGTGGAGCAAAATACCTATCGGAGACTATAGATTGAGGATAGGCATTTTGAAATAAATCAACAAACTGCCGAGAGTCAGAAGCGATGAAAAATTTATAACTATCGCAAGCTTTTAAGAATGCACGTGGTGAATCAAAAAGAACATGATCTATCCTCTCTTTAAAAATGTGGAAAATAGTTTCAATAGGATTTCTTTCTCCTTGAAAACGATTGGAGTTTCCTGTTTTGGGAGGCAAAACTTCGCCATTAGAGCAACGGGCATGAACACCAACAATATAATTACCAGAAAAATTAGAATAGGCAAAAGACTCCATTGGTATAGAGACAGATTCGCTAGGGATAATTCTTTTGAAATTTTTATAAAACCGCTTTAAATCTTCGATAGATTTTGAGGCATCTCTAATTTTTAAAACTTTGGAGGTGTGTCTTTCCGCTTCTTTTTTATTGGCATCAATTTCTGTTTCATCAGTGATGATATTTATATCAGTATCTATCCCTGAAAAATATTCATTAAATAAATTTTTTTCTCCCTTGCTCATCCATGCGCCACGAAAGTCGATAAGCATATCTTTTTTGTTGTCCTCGCAATACAAAAGAGCATTTGTTAAATGCCAGAGAGTATCACCCCAGCCGGTGTCACGGGTAAAGTAGTAATAGTTGTTCACCATCTAATATGAATAAATTTATGTTTATCGCTTATCATTTGGATTTTTTTGATATCTTTTTTTACACATAAAAATATATTTATATTTTAATTTGCCCAACTAGTATTCCACCAGTGAACCGCGAAAGCTTCTGGATATATTTCCTTTAAATTTTCATTCTTTGAATGTTTCTTATCCCACATAAAGGGGTACACATATTTAGGGTCTAAAGAATATGACCTATCAATCAAATCTGTTATATATGTTGGTCCATATTTTTCAACGCAATGTTTTCCTTTGTGTGTGCTTGATCTTTTTGCAATCCCGTCTACCAGTTTTTTGACGAGAGAATGATGTTTTGTCGCCGCAAAGAATGCGCCACAAATTGATGGCCCATTGGGGTTCTGGCGACAAACTATAAAATCCCTATTATCAAAAAAAGAATCAAGAGATTTTAAGCATTCAAAATCCGTGTCAATATAAAGGCCGCCAAACTGATACAATATATCAAACCTTAATATATCAGACTTCATTGAATAATTATCACAATCATCTAAATATTTTTTGTTTATAATATCTATGCTTTTAAGCGCTTCATCGTCCCAAAAAATAAATTCCCAATCTGGGTTGTGGTCCTTCCAAGTTTTTTGCCATTTTAATTCTTGATTAGATAGTGGTTTGCTGCCTAAATGAATTTGATGAATAACTTTTGGTATTTTAATGTTGTATTTCATCCCAATTAAAAAAGTTTAAACCTACTATATCTTCTTCCAAATCAATGAAACTTTCTTGTCTTTGTGGTTTTTTTATAAAATCATAACCTTTAAAACACCGAATTTTTTCAGCCATTGACTTATCTTTAGCATACTTCATTTTTTGTTTTCCGTGGAATTCAATTGAGGTCTTTGCATTTTCATTAAGTTTATAATGATAAAAACACAGATCTTCTTGCTCTATATTTACACTAGTTTTATTTTTGCTAGGCGGAAAGTGAGGCGAGGATTTAAAATTTAAGTTAGTTTTTTGTGGGTTAAATATGTATTTAGGGCCAACTCTGGAAAACTTATCTAGGCATTTAGTTTTTTGGGTTACTAAATCACCAACATTAATAAATAAAGATTCAAAAAACTTACAACCTAATAATAAAATATCACCTTTATTTTTGTCTAAGAAGGTCTTTATGTTATTGAATTTTTTGCTAAATAGAAATTCATCACAATCTATCGTAGAGACTCGATCATGTTTCTTAGCGTAATTTTCGTAGAAATGTTTTAATGCGGTTTGTTGTTCGTAGGCGTGTATTTGATGGTGAGGCAAATAATTTCCGTCTTTATCTTTTGGTAACCATTTTATAAAAGTACAATAATCACTATATCTATCACGTATTTTATCGTAATATTCATAAATATCCTTATAAGGAATATCTCCAACCAGAGGAATATCTATTTGTCTTTTAGTATCTTTTTGAAGGCAAGGTATGCCTGAATGAGAGCTTTCATAAAAATAAAAGTGGTCTACGCCAAAATCAATGTGATATTTTAACCACTCTTCAAAATGAAAGACATTTGGCCTGAAAAATAAATGATTAACAATAGCATAGTTCACAAGATGACTTTCTCGCTGCCATATTTATCAAACATTTTCTGATAGTTTGATATTTTGTCATAAGCTTTTTTGCCAAAGACTCTTCTGTCTGTACCTAAAAAATTAGATACATTGTTTTCGTCAATTTCAACGCCTAAATATTCTATGATTTTATTGAATTGCTTTACTCGATCTTCATAAGTTTCCAAGCTATATAAATCTTCATACTTAGAAACAAAACTATTCTTGGGTAGAAGATTATGGTAGTAAGGTAGGTATTTCTTGTACCATCGCACCCGGCGTTGAATCGGGGGCTCTTCAAGATCTTGATATTCAAAAGAATCAACTTTTGATTTATGCTCCTTATTCTCTCCTAGCTGCCAAACTTGAACTTGGTTTGCGAGCTGCCAAGAGATAGCAGGATAAAAAGCGCTTTCTCTATACTGATAGATGATTTTTATGCCATGCTCCCCGCAATAATCTAAAAAATTTTCATTACCTATTTCAGAAACTGTACACCATACATGTTTAACACCATCAAACGTTTCGAAAAGAGAATCTAAAAAAGAAAAAAGCTTATCTTTATCTTCTGATATATTGTTAAATCTATTAAAGTATGGAATGCTTTTTGATTTAGGAAGAAGAGATGGATCCATATTATGCTTTGCAATTATATCTGCATAGCGAGGGTTGTGTTCTAGGTCTCCCGTAAGGCTCGACAGAGGCTCGTGAACGATTCTGTCGTTCTTGTTTAAGGCAGAGATAAGACTAGTGGTGCCAGCTCTTTCTTGGCCGAATATTACAAACTTAGAATCCATAACCAAAATAATTAAGATCAGCAGAAAAATGATTCTCTATAAAATCTTTAGAGTATTCTGAATAATAATCTTTATAGCTTTTTTTCTTCTTATATTCAGAGCTGCTATTTTGTCGCCAATCATTAAATCCTGATTTATTTTCAAAGTTAAACCTTTCAGAAAGATCTGACGTACAAGATTTGATGTCTTCCATTTTATAGAACTTATCTATTGCTACTTTTCCGTAAAGCGATACTCGGTCAAGATTGTTTTCATAATAGCCCGCATGAAACTTTTTGATATTGCCTTCTTTATAGGCATAATCAATAAAGCCGTCAAAATCATTTGCGAGGTAATATTTCCTAAATTCTTGAACGTATGGCATCATTGGAGAATCGATTTTGTTCTCAATAAAATAATCAAACTTCCAACCACCCAAATAAGAGAACATGGAAACAACCCTATCAAAAGGATTGCGAACTATCGTAAACTTAAAATAATCTTTATAATCAGGAACTTCTGGTACGACAGCGCTTAAAGCTCGTTCGCAAGTAGTCTTGTATTTATCGTCGTAATCTTGTTGGTTTTGGTTTTCTTCGTAACCTTCTTCTATGTTTGACAATAGAAAATGCTTTATGAATGTTCCTGCAGATTTAGGGATATGGACATATATGAACTTATGATCGCGACTATACATCTATCTTCTCCATTACTTCAGGGTTGTCAAGATTATCTAGAAGGAATTGTTTTCCATCTTCTCCACATAAATGACACAAGTAAAACTCTTTGTTTTGATCGCCCTTTTGAAAGCAAGCTTGATAGTTTGCATTCCATACCCATTGAAGGGGTTTATGGTAATCGGTCACATTAGTTTTTGCATATGCATATCCATACATGTCTTGATCAATAAAATCTTTGCGCTCACCAAGGATTTCAAGAACTGGATTGTCGATCAATCCGTGCTCTTTTAAGAAATCTACTATCGTATGTTGATCAGGTAAAACTTTTACCATTTCAGAGACGATCTTTCTGCTCATGATATAACAACCCAAATTAAGGTTGTATTTAGGAATGTTTCTCTGAGTCTTTTCATTAAACCAATATACATCCTCATCTTGAGGTATTACTTTTAAGTAGTCCTTTAAAAAGATTTCGTTTTTCTTTACGACAGCTTCGTTGAAGCCGTACTGCATCATGAAGTCTTCGTCTTTGTGAGCTTCAAAAATATCAGGAGCAGTTTTGCTTACAACCATATCAAGATCAAGCAGTGCAAACTTATCATAATCAGACTTCATAAATTCATGAAGAAACAAGATTTTTACGAATGTACTTTTTTGATAATGAGAAAAACTATACTTATGTATTTCCTGATAAGCAGGAAAATCATTCATTGATATAATTTGAAGATCTACGCCGATTTTATCAGCATACTTTTCCAAGGAGCCAAGGCAGTGCGGAACCCACGCAACATCTTTATACCCCGGATTTGCAAAATTGGTATCCTTGGGTAAATCATTAATGACATATATAACATTACTCATAATTCAGTTACCTCCAAATCTTCGTCAAGTAAACCCCAATTATCTGGATTTGGATTATCCATAAGTTTATTTCTAACATCAAGGGAATTAGTTTTTCTTTCTCCTTCTTGTTGAGCGTGTGGTTGAGTCGTATCATTTGCTGCCCCGTCATCTCTACCATGAAACTGATGGTAAAAGTCAGCGTCAATAGCTAAGCACAAATTATAAATCTCTTCTTTAGCGGCGATTCTATTAAGAAATTCGGTATCCATACTATTCATGTAAACAAGCTGCTCATTGAACCCTTTATGCTCAAGATAGCATTCTCTTTCAACCATCATTACCCCAACAGCGCCACCATAAAAAGAAAAGATCTGCTTGTTCGGCATTAATCTAGTATAATGATTATGCTCATGGCAAATCTCAACTTTTTTAGAAAGCTCTTGATCATATACGAAATCACGAAAAACGGAATGATGAGACTGGGATTCGTCTAGATTTCTACGACTGCAAAAAGCTGCACGAGGCCAAGGCCATCCGTAATCTTTAACTTCAAACTCATGGTAGAACCAGTCCATAAATCTTTGACCTACGAGAGTGTCTTGATCAATTCTGGCAAAATGTTTTCCGCTCATTTTCCTAAAGCCGACATTCATAGCATGAACCTCAGAAAAAGGAGAATCGCCTTGATGCTTATTGGCTATATCGGGTGGTACGGTAACAATCTTTAAGACGCCTTTCGTTTGTGGAACAAGACGGTTTTTAATGGCGTCTTTAAGCGGTTCTTTTTTTGAACACCAGTCAACTAGAACAACCTCAGATTGATCTTCAACATTGTTTTTGGCGATGATTTCACAAGCGTGATTAACAGTATTTACGCAACGCCCAACAGAATCTCCATTGTAATTGTCGTTACGAGAAACGCATATATAAGATATTCTTTTCATCCTTCTGGTACTAATCTTTTACAATTAAAACAAAAAACTCTACTTGGATTAGGGACGGTAACCTGCTTTCCTCCTATAGATTTTAACATATTCATATATATAGAACCCGGAGTAGATACATGTTTATCTAAATGCTTTAAACAATGAAAATTAATTGTTGACCTATATTTTTCATCGATATTTGCGTTAAATGTATTGGGGCAAATATAATGAATTTTATTCATCCAGTTAAAAGTATTATGAAGTTTCAATAATATTTCTTCAGAATCAGTAACTACAAAAAAATTAGCTTGCCTAGCATTAATTTGTACTTTATTCATCTGCGCGATATATACGTTAATATCTTGTACTTTTTCTGATTCCAATATTACTCCCCAAGTATGATCAGTAATACCTTTGCTGATTCTTATTATTTCCTCTATAGCTTGCTCCGGAAGGGAGCTTAAGCTATGAATTTCGCTATCGAATTTATAAGCAGAATACTCCATTGTTAGTTTGTTTATAGTTTTTTGTTCGGTATAATATAGTTGTGAATCTAGATAATCTAATTCTTTATCTAGAGTTTTATGTAGGCGATCAATTTTATTTTGATAACCTTGTTTTATATTACACAAAAACTTTTTACTATTTTCGAGTAAACTAATCACGTTGGGGGAGCAGGAGCCCTTTTATGTATAAGCAAAGCCAACTTCTTAACCAATAATTTAGCACCTTTTTTGATTAGAAGAGACATGGCTTATGATTATCATGGTCTATAACACTCATTACAATAAGCGTCAGGCCTATCCGCTGCTAATCATTAATGCGCCATTATCAATCCAAACGCGACCCCTTGTATTAGGATTTGACTTAGGAAGACTATCGTAATTTAGTATTACATGGGCTCCGCTCAAACAAGAGGAACCATTAACGTGAAATGTATAAAGAGGGTTAGAGATATTTACCCCAACATCTCCACTATCTGTAACTACAAAAGTAGTTAGATTGCCGGTTCCAATAGTAGCTTCGTTTTCAAGAAAGCCACTATGCCCAGTCATAGTTAAATAGATTCCGCTTTCACCACTAAACCTAGAGTGGCCAAGTTTGCCAATAGGCATCCAATCAGTCAATTTATCGTAATCACCAGTTTTTTCATATAATTGATTGTCGTTAGAATCTCTGTAATTTGTGCCAATAATACCAGCCGCTTTTGAGCTGCCACTAGGATGACCAGCATCAGTAATCATTGGGCGACGAATGCCCAAGTTTGCGTTTACATATTCTTCAAAAGCACCCATTTTAATCCTCCTTTATACTTGCTGTAGCTGGAACAGATACCGAAGTATTTGCATCTCTGATAATTTTATCTAGATTATAACAATAATCCCCAGTAGTAGAAACAACGCCAGCGGAATCACAAACTGCAAATTGATTATCGAAATCCATGCTGTCTACTAACTGAGTCCCGTCAGCAAAAGATTTATAACTATAAATAGTTCCACCATTTGGACCAGAACCCGGGCCAGTCGCGCCCTCTGCAATATTCTCAAAAGTCACATCGTTAGGATCTGATATAGTGGTACCCACAGGAAAAAGACCTCTTCCTAGCGCTGTGGATGGATTTGAAGCTACAGTCCTTGCGGAAAAACCTGCTAAAACATAATTTGGATTAACTGAAACAGTATTGGTTTCTATCCCCGCTAAATTTTGGCCACTAACAACCCAAGCGAAGGTTCCTTTTGTGTCTCCATCGTCAACTGTAATTCTATAATTGTTAGAACTAGTATTAGTTCCTGATGCTGTAGCAACTAAATCAGAAGGGACTGTTTGAGATGGATTAGTTTCTAAAGATGGAATTTCCAACATCTGTTGAGAGGAAATTAAATTAAAATCGTCACTAACTCCAGCAGGAGAACTAGATAGTGTAGACGCCAAATTACTAACAGAAAAAGTTAATGAATCATGAGCGATTTTTACTACTGTGCTTGCGGATCTAACCATACCGTTTGAGTTTTTTGTCGCTGTAACGGTAAAGTTATCGGTACTGATATTGTAAGAACCAGCTAACCTGTCACAATTTTTCGAAGCTTCAAAAGTAGATGGATTTGATATAGTGAGCTGACTATTTGGGCTAGTATACTCTATGGAATCATAATTTAACGCAGAATTTGAAACAGTTGCAGATTCAGTATTTTTCAAAGCTCCTTGGCTGCCGGGATAAGAAACAGAAGAAATGTTCAACAATGGAAAGACGCTGTTGTTAACTGGGTGGCTTGTAGTGGATATCACGGAGTCACTTTCAGTAAGAAAATTATTTCGGGCAGTGACCGTAATAGTATCTTCACCATCTCTAGCCGTAGAACTTGTTACATTAACGATAACTTCGTATTGATATTTTCCAGAATATGTGCCAGCGGACATAACTTGATTGATGTTATAATATGCAAAAGCAGTTTGGCTTCCATCTGATATTCCATTATTGGCAACAGATAATTCAATTTGGCTTATGTCAACTCCATTTCCGTCAACATAAACATAGCATTTAATAGTATCTCCGCCTTTTATTTCACTAGAACCAATAACATTTGGAGTTGCCGCAGAGCTAGCAGAGCTATCCATTGTAGCAGCTTCGATAATGGGCCCATTGGCGATTTTAACCGCAACATTTTCATCATCAGTAGCGCCGTTACTAAAACGACTTGCAGAAATCGTGATATTATCTGAGTTACTGAAAATTCCGTCGTTATAACTAACTGTTTTTGGGTCTTGAAAAACTCCACTACTAGAAATAACTATATCACTGTTTAAACCAGAATATAATACCGTGTCACCAGCACCAGCAGACCAATTAGAAATAGAATTGACAAAAGTAGTTGATTCACCTTCTCTTAAGCCGTCAGACCTTCCATTATAAAAAGCCGGGTCAGATGCAGAAATAGAAGGATAAGTTTGGTCTAAAGTTATGCTATTAGAAGAAACGGCATCATTCCCAGCCGTACCAAAATTGTTATTAGCTACAATAGCTACAGGCTGAGAACCAACCCTTACAGAATCAATAGAAACAGGAATTGTGGCGGTATAATTACCATCTCCAGTATCAGTTAATGCATAAGATGTATAACCAATTCCATCTGAAATCCCAGAATCATAAACTTTTATACCTGTAACGTCAGAAGTATCAAAAGTAGCAAAAACATTAATTGTATCATCTCCTTTTAATGCCGAATTACCAAGGTTTTCTCCCGGTTTTGGAGTAGCATTTGAAATATCATCAATAGTTACATGCAAAGGATTCGGGCCAGCACCGGCTTCAGATAAAGACATTGTACCAGTAAATCCATTAGCAACACCAGTAACTTCAGTTTTTCCAACCAAATTTAAGCCAGAAATATAACCTTCAAATCTTCTTGTATAATCTCCTAATTCAACGATATTTCCAGTATCGATTTGTTGTCCGTCAATAAATCCAGACCCCATGTAAGAATCATTAGGCCCATCCCATCTTAAATACAAGGTAATATCATTTGCGGAATCAACATCTATTCCAGATAAATATGTATCGGAAGTAGGGGTGGTATAATAAGTTTTTTGAATTATACCTTGATTATTCAAGGCATTTGAGAAAAACGCAAAAGAAGCAGATGGTATGGACGGTCCGCCTCCACCGCCAGAAGCATTGATAGTTATACTTTCAAGACCAGAAACTATGCTAATATTATCACCAGCTTGAATTGTCTTAACTTTTATATCGCTACCAACAACCCCACTAACCAGATCGACTCCGCTTCCAATATTAGTAGCAGTAGTATCATCCCCACTAACACCAGAAAGAAAATCTCTAGCTGAAATCTTGACTACTTTTCTTGAAGATGTAGAATTAGGATTAATTTCTGCAATGAGAATGTCATTATCATCTAATGATGATACTCCTGATAGTTGATCTGGTCTTAAATTTGGCATCTAATTTTATTTATTTTCGGAGATTGTTGAAGATACTTGAATGGTATCTCCACTTTCTATTTCTAGTAAGAAACCTTCATTCTTTTCCGTAGTTATTAAAGAGCTAGCTTCATTAATTAACAGAACAATATCTCGCGAATAAAAACCTTTCTCTATATAAGATGCTTCAATTTTTTTAGACGAATCTGATACAGACGATTCTGTTTTCTTTTGAGAAATAGAAGAACAATTTTTACTTTGATTAATCTTCGACATTTTCAGCATCCTTTCTAAATGGAACATCGCGATGTTTCATAGGGTTAAATTCTGGCATTAAATCTCTAATGATATATTCAACACCCCTGCGCATGAGCTCGGAAACAGTATAACCAGTTTCGTCAGAAATAGCTTTTAATGCTTTTTTCTGATTTTCGTGCAACCAAAACTCAATTTTCTCTTTATTACCTTTCATGCAAAAGACTCTATTATATACATGTTATATACATGTATATTATATGAAAAGAGAACTATTTTTTAGTTTTTAACATAAATTACTGGCAGCTCTCGCAGGTACCGCCGTTTTTCATAGCTTCAATGCTACAGGCAGATGGTTCTGGAGATGAATCTGGAGCAGTAGACTTTTCTACTTTAGTAGCTGCACGATTGCGCAAGTAATAAGTGGTTTTTAAACCTGCTTCCCAGCAAGACATGTAAATATCATTAAGATATTTTAATGAGGTAGTCTTATTATAAAGGTTGAAACTTACAGCTTGATCAATCCATTTTTGACGTACAGCATTAGCTTCTATAAGCTTAAACATATCTCTGTCGAAAGCTGTTTTGTATTTCTCTTTGATTTCTTCAGGTATAGATCCGTTTAATAAAGATAGATCACCGTCAACACTCTTAATCATGTTTGCCATTTCGTAGGACCAGAGACCAAGATCTTTCATGTCTTTTACGAAATGTTGATTAGTAATAAAAAAGTTTCCGGATTTATTTTCGTAAACAAATAGAACAGAAAAATTAGGTTCAATACTTTGCTCTACGCCATTAATATAACCAATAGTAGCTGTTGGAGCAATAGCCATGACATTTGAGTTTCTCATGCCATGCTTATTTACATGAATCCTGACTTTTTCCCATTCTTCTAGAGTTTGACCTTTGCCCGTCAATTGTTTTCCTGTAACTGATTGTTTTGGAACTTTTTGTTTGCCTCTATAAACCATAAGGTTATTATAAGAATCTATTGGAAAAACCCCTCCGTGCCAAAGAGATCCTTCATATGTTTCATATGAACCACGCTCTTCAGCCAAAATAGAACTTGCATATATAGCATGCAAAGAATAAAATTCGAAAAGCTTATCATTAAACTCAACCGCTTCGTCGCTATCTATTTGAATATTTTTTACATGAAGCACATCATGCAAGCCCATCATTCCTAGCCCAATTGGGCGGTGCCTTAAATTTGATTTACTTGCTTCGAGAGTAGGATAAAAATTAATATCAATAACGTTATCTAATATTCTAATTGCAGTATGTATGGTTGACTTTAATAACTGATAATCAAGATCTTCTTTACCATCCATATGGTTTAGTAAATTGACCGATCCAAGATTACAAACAGCAGTTTCTCCAATATCAGTCTTTTCACCTTTTTCATAAGAAGAAGCTTTTGTGTGCAAGGTGATTTCAGTACAAAGATTGCTACTATGAACTACGCCTTGATGTTGATTTGTATATCTAATATTGCAAGGATCTTTAAATGTATTCCAAGGATGAGAAGTTTCAAAAAGAACTTTGAGCATTTTTTTCCAAAGATCTTTCGCTGGAGTCTTCCTCCAGTTATCAATATGACCATTCTCGGCAAGATCAATTAATGAATTATATCTATAATCAAACTCTTCCCCAAAGCAATCATGAAGGTCGGCATCTTTAGGGTCAAAGAAATACCAATCTTGTTCAGCTTGAACTCTTCTCATGAATTCATCACAAACCCAAGAAGCGGTATTCATATCATGACATCTCAATCTATCGTCGCCAGTATTCCTACGAAGATTAAGAAAATCTTCAAAATCTAAATGCCAAGGTTCTAGATAAGCACATCCCGCGCCGGGACGCTTACCTCCTTGATTTACTGCTATCAAGAGATCATTGAATATTTTCAACCAAGGAATTAAACCGCTCGAAACTCCATTAGTTCCGACAATGTGAGATCCAGTTGATCTAAAAGGAGTAACATCCAAGCCAAGGCCACCAGCAAACTTAGACTTTCTTGCTTCTTGCCAAGCGCCGTCAAAAATACCATCAATAGAATCATCAAAAGTATTTAAATAGCAAGAGCTTAATTGAGAATGGGTTGTTCCACTATTAAATAAAGTGGGGGTGGAAGGGGTGTAAAGCATTTTGCTAAATACATTATAAAACTCAATGGCTTTTTCAGTTTTATGCTCTTCATTTATAGACAAGCCCATAGCGACCCTCATCCAGAAAGATTGTGGGGTTTCCATTATTTTTCCATCTTGCCTGATAAGATATCTATCAAATAAAATTTGAATACCTAGATATTTAAATTTTTTATCCCTTCTAATTCTTAAGGCTTCAGAAAGTCTAGATAAATCAAAATTGAGCAAGCGTTTATCTAGCCTATTATCTTTTACTAGCTTCTTAATATTTAAAATAAAACTCTTTCTATATTGTAACTCGAAAGTATCTGAGTCAACGCCTTCCTTGAATACCTCTTTATAAAGACAGTTTAGTAGAAGCCTTGCGCCAGCATAAGAATAATTTGGTTCTTTTTCAATTTTTTCTCTTGCAGATAAAATAAGAGCTTGGTCAATTTCTTTTGTAGTGATCTTATCGAACAACTGAAGTTGAGCATCTAATACGATTTCACTTGCGGAAACATTTTCAATTTCTTCACATGCTCTTTGAGCACTTGCATTGATCTTATCTACTTCAAAATTTTCTAAGCGACCATTTCTTTTTTTAACCTTAATATCCATGAAGTTATTCTACACGATTGGAGTATATATTTTTACTAAAAACTTCTTTTTTGCGAAGTTTCTATAATAACACAAAAAATTGTGTAATGCAAGAATAATCTTGCAGAGTTATTAACAATTATCTTTATTGACGGCAGACTCTGATCGACCCCAGTCAAAATCTTTTCTGACGTCAAGGTTGACTGACCATGCAGATTTTAAAATTTTTGGATCGATGCCATTTTTTTCGAATGTCTTGATAAGTGCGTTAATGTCTTTAGGGAAACAAGTACCACCGAACCCTTTGTCTCCATCGTGGCCGGGAACTTGAAAATGAGAATCCCCAATTCTTCTATCTCCCATAACGCCATTAATGATAGAGTTCCAGTCTAGTCCTAGTTTTTCAATTAATAAAAATATCTCGTTGAAAAAACTAACTTTTGTAGCAAAAAAACAATTCGCAATATATTTAACAGATTCAGACTCATCGCTTTTCATCATTAAGCAAGGAATATTAGGGAAGGCTGACTTAAATAAGTTTGAAGCTTTTTCGCCAATACTTTTCTTTTTAACGTATCCAACGATATGTCTATCCGCATTTAAAAAGTCCTCTTTAGCAAATTTAGCAGTCAGGAATTCTGGGGAATGAACTATATTTATAGATGGGTGGCATTTTTGAAGCCTAGAGGTTGTTCCTATGGGAACGGTAGATTTTATTATAAAAATAGCATTTGATCCAATTGCTTCAATTTCCTTGAAGCAAGATTCGATAATTGAAAGGTTGCAATCGTCTCCCATAATGTCTTTCATGGGGGTAGGAACGCATACAAAAACGAAATCTTGTTCTAATACATTTTCTAGAGAATTTTTTGAAGTTTCTGGATTTTTGTCAAAAATTTTGACATCGTATTTTGAAAACCCGTTAGCTACGGCAGAGCCAACGAACCCATTGCCGACTACCCCGATTTTCATTCAAACCTTCGGTCAAGTATGGGTTTATTAGACTCTATCCAGTCTTCAAATTTAACTTTTGGATTCCAGTTAAGTAAAGATTTTGCTTTGGTGTTGTCGGCTAACGTCTCTCGAGCTTCACCCGGCCTTTCTGGTATATGAACGTGACTACCACCAATCAACTTTACAATATCCATTACCGAATGATTAGTTCCCGTGCCAAGATTAAAGAGCTCTCCAATAATTTCTTTCTTTTCAGATTCTCCAGCTAGAAACATAGCTTCAACGATATCAGTAACATGAGTGTAGTCGCGAGTTTGAAGACCATCTCCGACAACAGTCATATCTTCACCGTTTTCTTTTTGTCTAAAAAACAGCCCAACTACTGGCGCATAATCTCCAGCAATAGGCTGGCGCTCTCCATAAACATTGAAAAATCTAAACAATACAGTTTCAAGCCCGAAAAGCTTCGTATACATCTTGCAAAGCTCTTCGCAGTTAGATTTACTAACTGAATAAGGATTAAGGCAATCGTTTGGCATGTCTTCCCTTAGCGGGATTGGATTTTTCAACCCGTAACAAGAAGAAGTTCCTGCAAACATTACGCGCTTGCATTTATTAAGTCGAGCGGCTTGAAGAACATTGCACGTTCCGAGAGAGTTGTTTTTAACTGCATCAGCCGGATCTTGAACGCAAATTTGGATTCTAGAACGAGCTGCTAAATGAAAAACTAGATCAACACCTTTGAATAAAGGCTCTAATTTATCGAAGTCGCAAATATCAACCTTATGATTTTCGGTATCATTTCTCCAGATGAAATTGGCATTAGCTGTGGACGATTCATCATCAACAACGACAACTTCACGACCTGCTTTAAGAAGTCTTTCAACTAAATGGCCGCCAATAAAACCAGCGCCACCTGTAACTAAACATTTTTTCTTGGACATGATTTATTATACACTAATTAACAATTATCTTTACTTTTTTTTATGAACCAATCATAAGTTTTTTGAATTCCGAGCCTTAATGGGGTTTTGGGGGCAAATCCAGTATTAGACATTCTTGAATTGTCCATTTTCTTTCTAAAAGTACCGTCTGGCTTAGATGAATCAAAAGAAAGATCTCCACTATATTCAACAACAGATTTTATGAACAAAGCGAGATCTTGAATAGAAACTTCATCATTTGATCCACAATTAAGATGAGAGATATTTAAATCATATATGTCTTTTGCTTCAATATTTTTAAGACAATGAATAACTGCATCGGCAAGATCTTCGACGAAAAGAAATTCCCTGAGAGGTTTTCCGCTTCCCCAAACTTCGACTTTTGAAGAGCCTTTTTCTTTAGCGCAATGAATTTTATTAATTAATGCAGGAAGCACATGAGAAGTTTGTAAATCGAAATTGTCTCTTGGTCCATACAAATTACAAGGCATGATAGAATAAAAATTATCTTCGTATTGCTTGTAGAAACTCTCGCACATTTTAAGAGCCGCAATCTTGGCGATTGCATAAGGCTCATTTGTATATTCAAGCTCACCAGTAAGTAGATATTCTTCTTTGATGGGAATTTTGGAATCCCTTGGGTAAATACAAGAAGATCCAAGATTAATTAATTTCTTTACGCCAGAGTCATGAGCCGATTTAATGATATTAGATGATATCATCAAGTTATCATATATGAAATCACCGCGATAAGTATTGTTGGCTAAAATACCACCGACTTTGGCAGCGCATAAAATAACTACGTCTGGGGAGTTTTTTTCGAAAAACCTAGAGACCCTAGCGCTATCAGTTAAATCTAAACTAGATCTAGTTCTAGTTATTATATTGTTATAACCTAAAGACTTTAACTTTTTAACTACGGATGATCCGACCATTCCTCGATGGCCAGCAACGAAAACTTTTTGATCGGTCATTTAGATAAGAGCTCGTAATCGTTTTCGTACATTTTCTTGACCAGACCTTCGAAGCCAGTTTTACGAACCCACCCCATCTCTTGTTCTGCAAGCGAGCAATCACCGCAAAGTTTATGAACTTCTGCTGGGCGATAAAATTTAGGATTGACTTCAAAAATCAATTGACCATCTTTGGTGAAGTACTTCTCTTCGTCTTCCGAACCTTTTGATATAAATTCTATACCAGCAAATTCAAGAGACTTATCGAGAAACTCTCTTACGCTATGCATTTCTCCGCTAGCCAAAACATAAGCTTTTGGCCTGTCTTGATTAAGCATGAGCCAAACTCCCTCCATGAAATCTTCAGCATCAGTCCAATCTCTTTGCGCATCAAGATTGCCTAGTTGTAAAATTGGAATCTCTTTACCTTGTTCTAGAGCATGTTTAATTTTTGCTACTCCGTTGGTGATTTTTCTAGTAACAAAATCAAGACCTCTTCTGGTGCCTTCATGATTGAATAGCCAACCTTGAATGGCGAATAACCCATAAGACTCTCGATATACTCTAACTATATGGCGAGCTGCGCATTTTGCTGCCCCATATGGAGATTGAGGGCGAAGTGGATGATCTTCGTTTTGGGGTGTGCAAATAACATCACCAAACTCTTCAGATGATCCCGCGTTGTAAAACCTGCAGTGAGGAGCAAATCGACGAATGGACTCTAAAATATGAAGAACCGCGTCAGCGTCAGTATCCCAAGTTTGAATAGGATAGTCCCAACTACCAGCAACAAAAGATTGCGCGGCAAAGTTAATAAAGTAGTCAGGCTGAATATCAATAATGACATCACGCATGCTGTGTGCATCGTTAAGGTCCATATTGATTAATTCAAATCTAGGTTCATTATCCAAATGAAGAATGTTTTCGTGATTCTTTACGCTTAGCCTTCTTACCGCGCCATAAATTTTATGATTTGTATTGGCTAATAAATAGTCAGCCATATGGCTTCCGTCTTGACCTGTGACCCCAGTAATGATAACTTTTTTCATAATTAGAATTTTAAGTAATTATATTACCAATAGCAACCATTCTCAACTAAATTTTTACCAGAAGGCGTTTCATGCTTAAAAGGTCTAGTCCAACACTTAGTATTGTACCAAGAAGAATTAATGAACTTTTCTGAATTGTCCCACCTGCCTCCAGATATCCCAAAAAGAAGTTGGTTTCCGCCGCCTAAGTGAATGCATGGCTTGCCCATTTTCTTAATAAAATCACAAATAAGCAAAGAAAAACCTCCAGCGCCAACAGTGGCTACATCAAACTCTCCTATTGAGGATAACTCTTCAAAAATATAGTCTAACTTTTCGCTCCATAAGACAGGAGGTTCTCCGGTCAAGGCTTCCGGGTAAGGAGTTCTAACAGCTTTAGTATTGCCTATTTCGCAATTCCATATATCTTTGTATTTCTCTGATTGAGATAGAACTGTATCCTTAAAAGGGCCAACAGAAAGTAATGTTTTATCCTCTAATTTTTTATGCCAACCTTCATCCATGAAAAAAGGCTCAAGACCTTTGAATTCATTAAAAAGAAATTTACCTTGCCATACGTTATTGATTACTAGTTCATCACCTTGTTCTGGGCACCACTGAAGCATATAGTCGGTATTTTTTACAGCGTTTAAATAAGAATCACACCAAAGTTTTAGCTGTTCTTCTGTTTCTACGTAAATTCCAGCGTTGACAAAAAGAGTATTACCTCTTACGAGTGCAGGCCTGTTATGCGTAAGGTAATAAGCTAAATGTGATGATTCGATCCCGCCTATTTTGCCAAAAATTGAAGGGGTTTTATTTTCAATACAATTTATTATTTCAGAATTAACTTGTTCTGGAGATATCATCTTTAATTTACAATTCTTTTTTAAATAAGAAACGAACTTTGCATACTAGCGATTTTTCAAGTAATAATGTGTTGTTTTGTGAAATTCCGTCCGTAGATCCAGCTTCTATAAAGAAACCGTTTTCGATTTCCTTAAAAAGCTCTACAAGCTGCACATCGATATTATGTTGAGAATGGGCCATAGGAACGAATATTTTAAAGTTTGGATTTATAAGATATTATTAAATCCCTCAAGTATTTAAAGTTTTATTTTTCTAGATCGTACTTTAGTTGAGAGTAGTTTACATACGAAGGCAAGTTTCCTGAAAATTTTTTAATGCCCATAGATAGATTGGGGTTTGGGTGCATATTGGGGTAACCTAAAATATCGTGCGGTTGTAAATCTATAGATTCATCAAAAGGAACCCAAACATCTTTCCAGTATTTCTCATAAAAGGTGGCGTACTGAGGGTTTCCAGTAGGAGGTCGAGAGTAATGGTTTAGTTTATTCTTTACCCTACTACTACCCAACCAAGCAAAATGATAGTATTTTTGATTTTCTAAAAATAGAGTTTTAGGAAATTGGTTTTGAATACCGCAATGACTATAAATATTCCCTTTCTTGTGGCGACACACCCGTGCATACAAAGGGAGCGTATCTTTATCTAGGGAACATAATATATACTCAAAATTCTTCCAGAAAATATAATGTTCTAAATCAATCGAATTAACTTCCGGGAATCTATGAAAACAGTCCTCTACCTCATCGATAAAAGTCTCGTGAAAAAATTCGTCTAAATCAGTGCACCAAAATATATCTATATCATCATTAACATAACGAGACCCTAATGCAAACATTTTTTGCTTTGCTATAGACCCACTACCGCAATAGTCCTCAATGCCACTAATGTCAGTTTCATTAATTAAAGTTATCTTATTAGCGGGATCCGGATAGTCCTGAATAAACTCGTGAGAGCCATCAGTTGAGAAATGAGGGTTATAAGTTCCAACGTTTAAATCGAAAAATATAAGTTGCTCGAACCTTTCGTAAAGAAAAGGTAACTTCTGCTTTAAGAAGGGAAGTTCATTATACAAAATACTGAAGTGGCATTTTTTCAAAATTTCGATTTTTCTATATAGTTACCTTCTAATATGTTTTGTATTTTCGTTGTATATTTTTACCGTCGTCCAAATCTTTACCAGAGAGACCTTGTTTTAAAATCTCTATAACTTTTTCGTCAATCTCGTCTATGAGTTGATTTCTTTGAACATTAAGATCGCAACATTTCTTTAGGCAATCCCAAAGGTTTTTGGCGCCATCCTCGCAATTGAAATATTTTTCCTTGTACTCATCAAAAGTCATCTTGCGAATTTCATACAGAAGCTCTTGATTGTTCCACATTTTTAAATCAGCGGTAGTAAGTTTATCAATTAAGGATCCAAGCGTATCAGCCATCTTTAGTAATCTCCCTGTTAAGTGTTTTTAAAATAACAATAAAAGATATTATTAGTTTGCTTGTAGATTTTAAAGCCATGAGATAAATAAAGATTTATAGCTTTGAAATTGTCTTTGTCTACCGTTAAGTGAATTTCGTGCTTCCCCCTTTTATCCAAAAGAGATTTGAGAATTATTTTTCCATGACCTTTGCCAATGCAAGAATCAAAAACGCACATACCTAGCCACATTTTATCATCTTCGTAGTCTAAATGTCCATACCCAACAGGATCTGGATCGTTCAAAATAAAATGATAAAAATGATTATCAAAACAACTTTCGTCTCTAGAGTCAAAATAGCGAAAATGAAATTTTAAATTGGGATTTTTATTAACTATTTTTTTCACCCTATCAAAAGATATGTTTTCCTCAATAACCATTTAAATATTCCTATTAACTTTTTTTCTGGTTAAAATAAAAAGATTTAATTTGGTCGCATATAAAGCAAACCTGTCCTCGTGTTAAACTGGGAAAGCTAGGAAGCATGATAACTTTTTCATATAAATCAGCTGCAGCTTCATCGGGTTCGAAACTTTTATAATGATTATGATAATTTATGGGGGGGAACATAATCCTTGAGTCTATTTGATTTTGGTATAAATGGAGTTGTAAATCTGAGATTTTTGATTTGCCCTTAATAGCGAACATCCAGTTAGAGTGAGTAGTATTTTTCTCAATCTGTTGAAAACAGATCTCATCTATCGACTGAAGTTCGTCTTTGTAAAGATTGAATATTTCCTGTTTTTTCTCTAAAATTTCATTAATATTCAATAATTGACCATAAAGAAGAGCGGCTTGAATGTTAGTCATTCTATAGTTGTAACCTAATTTACTGAAAACATAATTTTGTGAAGAATGACCTTGATTTCTTACTGAGTTTAAATAATGATATGAGTCTTCATCATCCGTAAATAAGGCGCCACCTTCTCCACTAGTAAGAGTTTTGTTACCAAAAAAAGAAACCGAAGAAAAGAGCGAGGCGCTTCCGGATGGAGAGCCATCATAAGAACCCAAAAAGCCTTCGCAATTATCTTCTACGAAAATTACGCTATCATTATCAATGCGACTCTTGAGGGAAGGAACATTTACTATATTCCCTATATTATGAACGACTAAAACACCTATTTCGCTATCATGACATGGTTGGGGCGCCGATTCTCTAATGGCTCGCTCATACTCTCCATTCCATGTGTCTGGATTTACTGAACAAAGTTTGAAATCAAAATTCTCTGACATTCTGAAACTGTTCCAAGCGGCAACGTAGACGCTATTGGGAACAATGAGACTTTTAAGATTAGGGTATTTATATTTTAAACCTATAGAGACAAGATGGGTTGCTGAAGTTCCGTTGTTAGTTAAAATAACAAACTTTGATTGGTTGGTCTCCTGAAGAAGCTCTTCGGTTTTTTGGATATAAGCTCCATGAGAAGATACCCATTTAGAATCCAAAGCGTTGTGGGCATATTTAAGAATATGCTTTGGTAGGTATGGTTCATATATGGGTATCATAGTAAATAATTATTTTGAATTAATAGCTTTCCATTTATCATTATTCCTAATTTTAATAGGGGATCCAAAATCTCTTTCTGATCGAAAAGTGTAATGATAAGCTAGTTGATTAGAGCGGGGTAAGTTCATTATTTCTGCAAGGCACAAAATACTGCTACCCATTAAATGCAATTCCTTGGCATTTTCAAGTATAGGTATAAGTTCAAAAACATTCAAAGATTCAATGTTTTTAATGATAGGTAGCATACTACTTGGTTTTGGCCCATCATTGTTTATATGACTAAAAGCATAAGGTTCGGGAAAAGGCGTATGATCCTTTAGTATGTCCATGGAATTTGATATAACTGGAAGTTTACAAAAATCAAATTTTATATCATAATTCAAATATAGATTAGTATAATGATCTTCATCCCAGTGAGAAGCAAGAGGGTTATTTATTGAAGTGCGTACTAGGCTTAAATTAAGCGATGATGAAAGATGTTCTACTTCCATCTTCTCGCTACTGGGATTATTGCTAACTTTAATAGGGTTTATCTCAGGGTAGTCTTTGTAGAGAAAAGAGATATTATTAAAGTTTCTATCTTTTGTGGCTACATGGATAGGCACACTATAAGTTTCATGGAGATAATGAACTAATCCATTGCAACCTATTTGATCCCCCAGCCCAAGGTGTGAATGAAAAATTATACCACTCATCAAAATTCTAAGAATTGGTATTTAAATGAGAATTTAATGCATCAAGGTGGGATTGATCGTAGACGTCATTCTCATCAAAAACTTGACCTACAAATTGATTCTCTTCTCTTGGATTCGGGAAGTCAATACCAGTAAAAAAGGGATCGTGAACCATTATATACTCAAGAGGGACTTGTCCAATTATCGCATCAAAAAATCTGTAATCAGTTCCGTAATTATCGGTTTGAGAAAAGCGAGCGCATAAATCTTTCATATTATCTAGGATACCTTTCTTGACGCCAAACATTCCGCCAAGAACATTAAATCCGTGATGTGGGTGATCACGCATGATATGAAAAAGTTTTTCACTATTCATAAATTCATAAACAGCGTCAGCTTCTCTTTGGTTTAAGCGACTATCACAATCTCTAGAAAGCATTACAGAGACATCTTCTTCTGAAATAGACTCAAACCTCCAAAACATTCCAGTCCAATTAGCCGCGCGATCTTCAATGACAACTTCAGTACCATCGGTGGATTGAAGAGATTTAATGTATTCGCTTGGAACGTCTTTATGAACATGGAACCTGCAGACCCAGTCAGGGTAGTATTTTTCTCTTAATTCTGAATTCTTAATTGCCCCAACGCAATATTTTGGATTGTCGCCCCAAACTGAGAATGATATAATTTTTTTCATATGTAAGATGGTATATATTGATTTCTTACTTGATTGACTTCGCGAATGGCTTTTTGTAATGTTTTTGATCCAGAAGAAACGCCTTCTGGATTTCTATAATACAAGCCGAGGACTTGATCTATTTTTTTCATTTTAGATCCACCCTTGGCAGCTCTAAGCCACATCTCGTAATCCGCTGCGGACATGAGGGATTCATTGAAAAAACCAAACTTTTCATGCAAGCTTTTTCTCCACATAGGTTGGCAGTGGGGAGAGTTTACTGAGATAAGAGATTCGAAGCAAAAATCCATACATGGAAACTCCATTGTGGCTGAATTATCCTCAAAACTTTCGTTGGGCTTATCTGTCTCAAGGGTTCTGTAGTATACTAAATCGATATCTGGGTTTGATAAAAGGTTGTCTCGTTGTATTTCTATTGCCTGTTTAGATCTTCTATCATCTAGATTTGCGTTTGTTATAAAAGTACCCGTTGAGTTCTTGATACCTAAATTCCAGCATCCATAAACTCCGGGGTCGGAAGATAAACCAAAATCAGAAAAATGAAAATATTTTATGTTTGAATATTTATCTAAGTATTCTTGGACAAAGCGCTTCTCGTTCTCTTCATTAGCATCAATAATAACCAACTCAGAATCCGAGAATATAGTCTGAGATATCATGTTATCCATGAATCCCTCGATGAAATCCGAGCAGTTAAACATGGACGTAATCATTGAGACTTTCTCTTGTGCCATGAATCATATTATCACGTTTAGAGCATTAAGTCAATAAAAATTTCGCGCGATTTTTATTTTATTATTGACATATATGAAATATATAGTATAATATGATCATATAGTTTTTTATATTTCATATATTATAATATAATATACTATATATATAATTTAATAATTATTATTACGTTAGTAATACAGTACAACTTTTTATGAAAAATTTAGGTTGACTTTTTTTGTATTGTGTGATATTATCCATCTCATGGTCAGGAAAAAGTCAAATAAGAAAAAGTTTTTTTATATTCAATGCGGAGACTGGGACGGAATTACGGCAGCGAAAAGTCCAAGGGAGGCTTGTGTTCAAGTTGCTTCTCAAGCTTTGGAGCTTTTTAAAGAAAAAGCTAGATTTTCAAAAGTCATGCTATGCGTTGATTGCGGTAAGTCAGTAGAAAATTCGCAAGATGATAAAGATGCTTTTTTAGTAGAAACAATATTGGAGGAAGTAAATGAACACTAATTTTATTATAGGGGTTTGTGGGCATGCAAGAAGTGGAAAAGATACTTTTTGCGAACACGCTAAATCAATCCTGTCGAAAAAGAAGATTGGCGCTGCAAGAGCAGCGTTCGCAGATGAACTCAAGAAAGACTTGGATGATTTGTGTAGGCATAAGATAGGAATCAGTGCATTTACACAAGACTCAAAAGAGAAAGAAATAATTCGACCATTACTTGTTACATACGGTACGGAGGTCATAAGAAAAATGGATGAGAATTGGTGGATTAATAGGCTTGAAAAGACTCTCGGTGTTCATCAGTATATGAATATTATACCAATTGTCACCGACGTAAGGTATCCGAATGAAATGGAATGGATACAAAAAAAACACAATGGAGTTGTTGTATATATAACTAGAAAAGGAATAGGCCCCGCGAACTCCGAAGAAAAGAAAAACAATCCTATCTTGAAAAAAATGGCTGACTACAGAATGATGTGGCCAACATTCGGAGAGGATAACCTAGATGAAGGCGAGAGGTTCTCTAGGAAAATAGTGAACAAGATATTTAGAACAAAAATAAAATGTACTTGAGAGATTATGAACTCGTTGGAAACATTCAAAAAGAGGTTAACATAGAAGCCTCACTGAAAGAACTTGTAAACAGACATAGCGGAATATTTTATGATATCATAAATAAATATGTTCCCCAGAATTCAGAGTTTTGCTGTAAGCACGATTTATTCGAAGATAGAGACCTGCATATTTACAACACTGCGCTAAAATTCAATCCAAGCAAAGGTACTAAGTTCTCAACCTTCTTAGGTAATGAGACTAAATGGCTTTGTTTAAATTCTTACAACAAGGCTAAAAGAAAACATTTTGAAACAAAAACGCCAGAAGAATTAGATTTTCTTGACAAAATGGAAAATAATGATAATATTGATAAGAATTTAGTAAATGAAATCTACTTTATCATACAAAAACACCCAGATCCTCGAGTATCAAAAATATTCAAAATGAGATACAATGACGGACACAATTACAAACTTTTGCCATGGAAGAAAATTGCACCCGAAGTAAAATTAAGCATTCAAGGATGTATAAACATCCATGACAATGTTATCATAGATCTAAAAAATAAATTATTAAAGAAAGAGTTATTATGAATCATATAGTAGTATCAGGAAGATTGACTAAAGACCCAGAATGCAAAGAGTTCGACGAAGGAAAGGCTGTTTGCGATTTTACCATTGCGATTAACGGCTATAAAAAAGAAGACACGATGTATGTTAAAGTCAAAGCTTGGGATGGCAGGGCAAGAAGTTGCGCCAAATTCACCAAGAAGGGAAGTCTTGTAAATGTTTGCGGAGCACTCAGAGAGAATTCTTGGAAAAATAAAGAGGGTCAACAAAGAAAAGAATTTTATATTCTTGCATCAGATATAGAGTTTGTTCAAAAACCACAAGAACAACAAAGTCAACCTCCCAAAAAGAGCGTTGAGAAAGTGGATAAAGAGCCTGCGCCAGTCAAGGTAGAAGAGGTTTCTGAAGAAGAGCTTGAAGAAGTCCCATTTTAATGGATACTCTAATATTTAAATGCCCAGTTAACTCTGTCTCTTTTGGTAACGTTTCCCTTAATCTTTTAAGGGAAATGTTTAACAGAGATATGGTTGTCGCACATTTTCCCATAGGGAATGTCGATGCATCTGTTTACGATAAGCTCCCAAATGACTTAAAAGAATGGCTTCAAAATTCCATTAATAATAGATTTAAGTTATTAAAGAAGGATCTTCCTACTCTTCAGTTATGGCACATTAACGGAAGTGAAAACAGGATTACTCCTAAACATCACTTAATAACCTTTTACGAGCTTGACGAACCAACTGATACAGAAAAAAATATCGTTGATATACATGACAGCGTTATGTTTAGCAGTGAGTATTCAGCAAAAGCATTTAAATCAATAGGATGCAAAAACGTTTCTCACATCCCAATTGGATTTGATCCCGATTTCCATAAAACAGGAAAAGAATATCTTCAAGACAAAGTTCATTTTGGATTGATGGGTAAATTTGAGAAGCGAAAACATACAGGAAAAATATTAAGGCTCTGGGCAGAGAAATATGGTAATAATTATAATTATCAATTATCTTGCTGTATCAATAACGGATTTATTAAACCTGAACAACTAAATCAATTTATTCACCAAGCACTAGAAGGAAAGCAATACGGAAATATTAATTTCTTACCTTTTCTAAAAACTAATTCAGAAGTCAATGAGTTCATGAATGCTATAGATATTGATTTAACTGGCTTAAGTGGTGCAGAAGGCTGGAATCTTCCTGCTTTTAATGCTACAGCATTGGGTAAATGGAGTATCGTTCTAAACGCCACATCCCATAAAGATTGGGCAAATGAAAAAAACTCGATATTAGTTGAGCCATCTGGTAAGACGCCAGCCTATGATGGCATATTCTTTCAAGAAGGAGCCCCCTTCAATCAAGGAAATATACACACTTTCAATGATGAAGAAGTTGTTTCAAAAATGGAAGAAGCGGAATCAAAATGTAAAAAAGAAAATGTAGAAGGCATTAAATTACAAGAAAAATTTTCTTACTCAAATATGCTAGATTGTGTAATAAAAAATATTGAAAATAATTAATTTAATTATATTATATTGAAATGAAAAAAGATATTAAATTCGAAGACGGCAAGGCTATTCTCTGCTGTGGTAGTAAAAAGTGCCCCATGCTTCATAAAAATGAAGATGGAATGATCGAAATCCAAGACGATTTTGGCGGAAAGATTACCATTAGAGAAGACCAAGCTAATCTCATTAATCAAGCAATTAAAGAGATTAACAAGAAAAAGTGACAACAGCCCTGCTGTTGTTGTCATGCGTAGGTTTTACTTTCATACTAAAGTACGGATCTATACTTAATTGGATTCGCTCTTTTTTATGTAAAGTAAAATTCTTTAATGACCTTTTTAAATGTTCGCTATGCTTAGGCTTTTGGTCTGGCTTAGCTCATTCAGTATTTTTATATCATTTCAAATGGAATGATATCTACTTTCTTCTTCCTCTAGTATCTTCTTGTGTTTGCTGGTTTGCTGATTGCATAATAACAAACTTACAGACAATAGAAATATTAATGGATAAAAAAATAGAAAAAGAATAATGCCCATTTACGTATATCAAAATCCAAACACCGAAGAATATATAGAAGTATTCCAAGGAATGAATGACGAACATAAATATGTTGATGAATCAGGTCTGGAGTGGAAAAGGGTTTTTATTGCTCCAAATGCGGCTATAGATCTTGACGCAAATCCTTTTGACAAGCAAAGTTTTATAGACAAAACTAGTAATGCAGGGACAATGGGAGATCTCTGGGACAGAAGCAAAGAAATGAGTGCCAAAAGAGCCGCTCAATGCGGAGGGGTAGATCCTTACAAAAAGCAGTATTTTAAGGACTACTCAAGTAAAAGAAAAGGCGCTAAGCACCATTTGGATAATTAATGTAGCAAGGACCAGATTCCTGTATATCCTGCAAATTTTCCAGAATCAGTATTGTAAATCAACATGCCCTCTACTGGGCTAGAAATCGCATTCATTTGAGCGGTTGTCATTCTAGGCATAATTGGAGCACTGACCGTTGTAGATAAATCTAATATCCCTTCTGGGGCAGAAGTTCCAATACCCAATCTATCATTTCCAGTATCATAAACAAAACTATTTTTAGAGCAAATTATCCCGGCAGAACCAACCGCTTCTTCAAAAAGTGTTATTCCGCTAACATTAACTGTTTTATTGTTCTTTACATCCCCACCACCTAATTTAGGATTTCCGGGCTGTACTAAAATAGTACCTTGATTACTATGATTTCTAATTACATGGCCAACTGAAACTTGATAGTTTGGTGAAGTTGGTTTGACTCCAGTAACAGCCCCAGATTCTATAGCGAGAAAAACTTCATCTCCAGCAGAAAAAGTTGCCGTATCCAAACCCCTCACAATCCCATAAGTAGTTATATATCCAAAGTCATTATTGGCTATATCATGAGTTGCTAATCCTATAACCTGAGAATTATCTTCTGAATCAGCAGAAGCTAAAGTAATTGTTGGTCCCTCTAGTCCAATCGCTCCATTTATTCTTACTGCTTGTCCATTATTTATAGTGCTACCAATAGTATTTTTAGCTCTTACATATTCTTCTTGACCAATTTGTAAAGTGATATCAGCTTCGTCGTTATACATTGCTAATGATTTATTGGTATCATCATAAAAAAGTCTTCCTTCTTTATGGGCTTGATTAGCGCCAACACCAACAGTAAAATCAATTGCATCAAAATCTCCGGTCAGAGTCTCTAATTTAACTCCGCTTCCATTTACAGTTAGTCCTCCAGTAAAACTACCGCTTCCAAAAGCTAAGTTCTCCCCAGTAACAAAATAAAAATTCCCAGTTCCCCCAGAAATTGTTCCGTTTTCTACAATTAGATTACTATTATTTTTTACGTTAACTTGGTCTTCAAGATTTATTTGTCCGCCACTTACTTGAAGAGCACCCACTGGTGCGGCAGTAGAGTTTCTTGGAGCGCTTATTGGATAACCTATTTTTACAGCACTAGCAAAAACATTATTTGGAGTATAAATGTTGCTTGGGTCAACTAAAATTCCCTGCGCACCAGAGAAATCGGCGTTGCCCGCAAAGTATTTCCATCCACTTAAATTAAATGATCCACTGGCAAGCGAATTCACATTTCCTGTCACTTCAGTAATTTGACCCTGTAAATCACCAGATAAATTATCAAATGTTTCCTCTAGATTATCTATTTGTTTAAATTTTATCCCCATATCCTTTATTCCTTAAATAAAATATACACTTTTTTCATTGAAAATATCTTCAATATATACTATTATCCGAAAATGAGTATTTCTATATATAAACCAAATTCCAAGAACTCAGGGTCTGGGTTCTCTTTTCAAATCGGCATATCAAAAAATCAAGAGCCAGCACTTTTTGTCAAATCAATATTGCAAGCCAACTGGGATTCAAATAAAAAACAAGGATCCTTTAAAGAGAATCTTGATAACCCTGAAAAAAATATTACAGTTAAGTTCTCCGAATATGAAGTTGGTCATATTATTCACGCAATGAGAACGAGATGTACATATACTACTTATCATTCTTACGAAAGCGATAGGACTAATATTAAGTTCATGCCTTGGGATAAAAAAGCCAAGAAGTCAATGAAGACAGAAGATGGTGAATGGAAAGATCATTGGGTTGAAGTTCCAGCGTTTAGTATTTCTTTTGTCAGAAACGGTAATCAAAACTTCGTAATTGGATTGGAACCCGGAGAGACTGAAACTGTCATTGAATTTTTACGCTTTTACCTTAAAACTCTTTTTTCTCATAGATTTGACAAGCAAATTTTAGACATCAAGAAAGCAAAAGAACGACGAGGAAATGCGTAAGAAAAAAATAGTATTCCATAGTAATCACTCAAAAGCTTTTACTGGATTTGGTAAAAACGCCAAAAACATTCTACTGCATCTTCATAAGACGGGGAAGTATGATATTGTAGAATTCGCTAACGGTTTCCAGTGGAGCCATCCAAAAATGAAGCACATGCCTTGGAAAGCATACGGTTCCTTGCCTGACGATCCTGCATTAATTGAAAAACTAAATAGAGATCCACAGCTAGGTAGAGCTGCTGGTTATGGAGCTAATATGATCGATAAAATCATAGAGCAAGAAAAGCCTGATTTGTATATTGGAGCAGAGGACATATGGGCTTTCAACGGATATACGGATAAAGATTGGTGGAACAAAACGAATTGTATGATTTGGACCACCCTTGATAGCCTACCGCTTCTACCAGACGCAGTAAATAAAGCTCCAGAAATTAAGAATTACTATGTATGGGCTTCTTTTGCAGAAAAGCGGATGCACGAACTTGGCCATAAACACGTAAAAACTCTTCACGGATCTATAGATTGTTCGACTTTCTATAAGCTCGATAAAGAAAACAAAACTCAATTAAGATTATATCATAATATTCATCCTAATTCCTATGTGATAGGTTTTGTATTTAGAAATCAATTAAGGAAAAGTGTCCCTAATATCTTAGAAGGGTTCAAGATGTTTATTCATCAAGAACCAAATTCTAATGCGCGATTACTTCTTCATACTCATTGGTCAGAAGGTTGGGATATAATGAGAATGATACAAGAAAAGGGGATTGACCCTAATTTAATACTAACCACTTACTTTTGTCATAATTGCAACTCTTATGAAGTAAGACCTTTTAGCGGACAAGAACAACAATGCAAGGTTTGTGGAGAGAAAAAGCTTAATACCACTAATACTACTCACGGAGTTAATGAGCAGCAGCTCAATGAAGTATATAATCTAATGGATGTTTATTGTCATCCATTCACCTCTGGTGGACAAGAAATTCCAATACAAGAAGCGAAGCTAACCGAACTCATTACCCTCGTAACTGATTACAGTTGCGGAACTGATAGTTGCACACCTCAAAGCGGCGGCATTCCATTAGAATGGGCTGAATACCGAGAGCCCGGAACTCAATTTATAAAAGCTAGCACATACCCGTCAAGCATTTCCAAAAACCTTAAAAAGGTTTACAAAATGAAACCAGACAAACGCGCTCAACAAGGAAAAAAAGCAAGGCAGTATGTTCTTGATAACTATGACACCTCAGTCATCGGAAAAAAACTTGAATCAATTATAGATGAAATGCCAGATTTAAATTGGGATTTCGATTTTTCCTTCAAAGAAAGAGATCCTAATTATAACCCACCAAATATCGAAAGCGATAGCGATTGGATTATTGATTTATATAAAAACATTTTGATTCAAGACGTTGACGAAAGAGATGAAGGTCATCAGCATTGGATGCATAGGCTCAAAACTGATATGAATAGACAGCAAGTTCTGGAATATTTTAAGTCAGTAGCATTAAAAGAAAACCGAGAAAATATAAAAATCAATTTTGAAGACCTGTTCGAGCAAAACAAAAAAAAGAAAGCCTTAATGATATCCTCTGCTGATGCCGCATTGGTTTTTTCGGCAACTTCTTTATTCGAATCTTTTCATGAAGTTTATAAAAATACTGATTTGTATTTTGCATGCCACCCGCAATTTAAAGATATTTTAAATGGAAACCCGCATGTTAAAAAGGTTCTTCAATACCAACCAGAAATGGAAGACGAATTCCTAATGATAGGCAGGGGTTCACATAAAGGTTATGTTGATTATTATATAAATCTCAATAATTCTCATTTAAAAAATATAAGCGCTAAAAAACATTATGAATTTCGTTGAATCACTATCTCTTTGCGCAGGACTAAAGCATTCAAGACCTTTTATAGAAGAATCTTTTTTTCCCGTTGTTCCCGAAAAGTATATTACTTTTTGCACTGAAAATCATCAAAGCAAACAGTGGGACCACTTTCAAGAATACTTAAATATAATAACGCCCATACTGAAAAAAAACGGAATAAGCGTTGTTGAAATTGGGGATAATGAAGTTAATTTAAATTCTTCAAATATAAGCTTAAAAGGAGCTACTAGGCCCAATCATTGGTCGTATATAATAAGAAGGTCTTTGCTTCATATAGGTCCGGAGAATTTTATTTCTCAATTAGCTTCTTTTCATGACATACCATTTATCGCTTTCTTCTCAAATACTAACCCCGAATACTCAGCGCCAATTTGGTCAGATAGAAAAAATCAAATTTTAATCGAAGCTGATTTAAAATCTAACAAGCCTTCTTTTTTGGGGCACGAGCAAATAAAAACCATTAATAATATAGCCGCTGAAGAAGTGGTTCAAAAAACGCTAAACGCTTTAAATATAGAAAATGATTTTAAAAAATACGAAATATTTTCAATAGGATCTTATTTTCACCAAACTCTAATAGAAGTCGTGCCGGACTTTATTCCTGAGCCTAATTTCTTTCCTCGTTCTCTTATAAATATAAGGATGGATTATCATTTTAATGAATCGGCCCTCCCTCATTTGGCTAACAATAGAAAGATATCTATAGTAACAGAAAAAGAAATTAATATAAATATATTACTTCATATCAAACCTGCCATAGAACAAGTTTACTATAAAATAGATGAAAACTCCAATGAAAAATACGCCCTTGATTTAAAAAGAAAAGGCATTGGGGTCACTCTTATTCTTAAAAAGAAATGTGATATTGAGTTAACTAGGCTAAAATTTTTTGATTGGGAAATCCACGAAGAAGAAAATAAAACAAAAAAAGATCTTGACAATTCATCTAAAATATGCGATACTACACGATATAAAAGTTCAAAAAACATATTCAGTAAAGATGGTCAATTCTCCTCAAAATCATCATTTGATAAAAAAATTAAAATTCACGAAGATCAAATCATCATTGACGAAGATGAGTTTTGGGAAGACTCTGACTACTTTAAATTATACAACCTAAAAAAAGATGGCTAAAAGCAAGATAGATAATTCAATTGGTCCAGAAAGTTTCCAAAGAGATGAGCATGGTTTACTCAAGAATATACAATATGTATTTAATGATGATGGATCAATTAATTGGAGAAAAATGGTTAACGACGAGCATCTTTTCCCAAATGCTCAAGCATTTAATGGCAATCCACCAAATTCAATTGAAGGAATACCAGACCATAAATTATTAATTAAGCTAGCTGGAATTAAAGAACTTGCCAGACTCAGGGGGTTTTCTGATATTGCTTATGAAGTTGTAAAGTGTGAATTAGATCATGTAGCGGTTGTTTGCACTATTAATTTTATAGGGAACTACGAGACCTCTAATGAATCAATCTCTTTTCAAGATATGGCGAACGCAACGCTTGATAATACTCATGATTTTGGACAAAGCTTTTTGGAGACCATGGCTTGTAATAGATCTTTCGTTCGCGCTGTTAGAAATTTTCTTAACATACATATTGTCGGAGCAGACGAAATAGACAAGTCTAATAAAAAATCTTCTTTCAAGAAATCGAATTCAAAACCTAGCCTTTCTCCTCAATCTATGCTAGACACTGCATTTGATGGAAATTTCGATGATTTCATTTCTGACTTACGAAAACTTTGGGCAAAAAATATCTACAAAAATAAAGATATTACCAACTGGAAAAGCTTTGACGATATACCTATAAAAGAAGCTCGCATATTAATTAAACTAATTAAAGAAAATTAGTTGATAAATTAAGTGTAACCTTATACTATAAGGTTACGGAAAATGGGCAATATTGTTGGTACAAATTATTCAAACATCTCTGAACCAGAGGGCGAAGGCGAACCCTCACAACATCCATATTTCGCAATAAGAGGCGTTGATATATTTGACGATGAAAATGGTCTAGATAAAAAATCAGATGGAAAAGACCCTGTAGATAATGGCGTTAAAAGATTTTTAGTAAACGTTTCTCCTCATTCAAATTGCCTAAGCAGTAATACTATATTAAATATAGATTCTAATCAATTATATGCTCCATCAAACGGAACTAAAAATTCATATACATACGGAGCCTCTTGCGAAGGTTATTATGGTGGAACAGAATATTGCCCATCTGCAGAAAAAGCGGGAGGCGTATATAGTAATCCAGCTCCTATTGTAGGCGCTCCAGTTCAGTTTAGGCGAGTATTTTTTAGGGGTCGTAATGCTGATCCAATAAAAGGGAATATTAGCGGTAGCGAAAGAGCTTATTCTGCAGTTTTTGCTTGCTCTAATCCAGTGGATGTAACCACTATATCAAACGGAGATTGCTATGGCGACCCTTCAGGAACAATATATAACCCTAGGGATGAAAATGTCCAATACGCAAGTTTTGCGTATGAAAAAGAATGGGATGAAATAGAAATTTTTGGCGGTGGTTGTAAAAACGCGTTTTCAATCATTTCTGGACAAACTTATGATTCTTATGAAGGTTTAGGGCTAACTGGTTATCAATCTTCTGGTTGCGATAGCTTTATCTTTTCTGGTTGTAGCGGAATACTTACGCAAATAAGCGGTAATCAAATTACAGTATGCTATACTGGTTCTGGTGCTGGATGCGAAAGCTTCACTGGATTCTATGCAAATTCCGGTAAATACAAAGCAAGCGGTTGCGATTCTTTTCAATTTACTGGAAAATCAGGAATACACACTTTTATAACGGGCAATGTCCTAACTATAGCCGATACTGGCTGTCGTGAAACATTCACTGGTTTTTACGCAAATTTTGGAAAATATAAAGCAAGCGGTTGCGACTCTTTTCGTTTTAGGGGAGTGTCTGGAATACATACCTCTATAACAGGCAATATCCTAACTATAGCCGATACTGGATGTCGTGAAACATTTACTGGATTTTCTGGAGATTCGGGAGCTTATCAAGCAAATGGTTGCGATTTATTTAATATTAATGGCGGAACAAATATAAAAACCAGAATACAAAGTGATTCACTGACTATTTCTGCGCCAAATTTCGCGTCTTCTGGATGCATTAATGTATCAAAAAATACAGAAACTAATACCATAACTTATGGAATTAGCAAAAACGAAATGCTTACATGCTTAGGTTATATTGAAACTGGGTTTAGGGTTCTAATGCCTACTGGAGATGAAATGCCTACTGGTTTTTCAGATCTCACAATGTGCTATTTTGAAATGCTTTACAAATGCCCAGAAGATGATACTACTTACATTAGCGGATGTTGTGTAGATCCAGAAGGTGCTTGTTGTGAAAATGGAAGCTGTTCTGTTAAATCTGAAGGTGATTGCGGAGGATATTTTTGGGGCGTTGGAACTAATTGTACTGATCAACCGGGTGGTGGTAGCGCACCTTATTATAATTATACTATCGCCCAGCTTTGTCAGGAAGGAGTGGGGTGCGTTTGGAATAGTGAACCTGCTGGAGGAGGGTCAGATCCGGTTGGATATGAATGTTATGATGGAGGTTTTGGCACAGTTACAAGAAAAGAATACCTTGATCATATAGCTAGCGATAGTAAATATCATTCAGAAAGCCAGTCGCCTGCCAGCTCTTTTCATGTAGGTGACCAGTGCTCAGACAACCCTTGCGGTACTAACACGACTACCACGACTACCACTACCACCACTACTACTACTACTTCAACCTCTACAAGTACTTCAACCTCTAGTACTAGCACTACTACAGACTCTATGTACGGAGGCGATGGCGGCGGCTACGGAGGCGATGGCGGCGGCTACGGAGGCGAACCGGGTTATGGTTAAATTACGTGTATAATTAATAAGCCATGGCAAGAAAAAGGGTAATATACCAAACAGAAGCTTTGTACGTAGGTTCTACTGGAGAATCTTCTCCAAATCAACTCCATAGAGTACAAAGCGCTTCCCATAGTATTGATGTTCAATATGTTGACATTAACGAAATGGGTAAGCTTTCTAGGCTTTCGCGTGAAATTGTTGAGGCTCCCGTTGCATCTCTTGACTTTTCTTATTATGTACTTGACGGGTACAACGAAAGTAAGATTGGTTTCTCTGTGCCAAACACTTCGGAAAATAGAGTAAGTATAATTTCTGGATTTTTATCTGATCACGAAAACGAAGAAAAAAATTATTACCTATTAACTGTTCCTGAAGGCCATGACGCAAGTGATGGATCATCCTCTTACGGGGCAGGCAATGGCTTAATGGGCATAGGAAACGGTTTTATTACGAGCTATTCAGTTGAAGCTTCTGTTGGAGAAATCCCCATTGCTAATGTTTCGATAGAAGCTGCTAATTTAAGATTTGATACTGGTAGTAATTCCGTACAAAATCCAGCGATAAATACTGAAGATGGTTCCTTTATTAATAACAATATCACTATTCCAGTTTCTACCACAGGAAACTTGAGCGCTGCAGCATTAAGACCGGGAGATATTGTGATAGATTTTGGTCAAGAAACTCTTGATCAAGGAGGCGTCCTTTTGGAAGGCATGAATTATAATGATCCAAACTCTTTAAATAGAGATGGCAAAGCATGTATTCAAAGTTTTTCACTTGATCTGCCTTTGTCTAGGACGCCAATGCTTTGCTTGACTAATTTTCACCCAAAGACAAGAACTCTTGACTTCCCAATTACCGCAACGCTTTCAATTAATGCGAACGTTGCAGATATCAGTTCTGGCGCATTAAACGATATAATATGCAATCCTGAAAAAACTCGTGATATCACAATTACCCTTAAAAATAAATGTAAACAAGGCACGAGTATGATTTACGAGTTCAGGAAGGCAGTCCTTGATTCTCAAGGGATGAGTTCTGTTTTCGACTCGAGTAAAACTGTAGATTTGACTTTTAGTACTTCTCTTGATTCTTTTGGTAGTACAGAGAAAGGAGTCTTTTTGAGAGGACATATTGATCCGCCTCCAACAACAACCTCTACCTCTACCAGTACCTCTACGAGCACCTCGACTTCTACGAGCACTTCTACGAGCACCTCGACTTCTACGAGCACTTCGACCTCGACCAGTACTTCGACTAGTACCTCTACGAGTACTTCTACCAGCACCTCGACTTCTACGAGCACTTCGACCTCGACCAGTACTTCGACTAGTACCTC